CAGAAACGGTGGAATATGCGTGCGTTCTTTTATAGGTTGCACGTTTACACAACAGAAGATCTGTTAGCACTTGAAAATTGGTATAACGATTCGATTTTTGATTGGGTTGCCTGGGTACCGGAAAGTTTCATTACATCTCCCTGGGTCACACACTCGGTTTTGTATGCAAGGAGGTATGAAATTTTGAATAGAAAATGGAAGGTTGTATTTTTGTATTTGTACTGTTTGTCAGTGTGTGTTCTTTGGATCATTAAGGGATGGTACTTGTCGGCAATAGTAGTGTTTTATTGCATTGTGTGTTGTGTCTCAGTTATATATTATTGGGAAAAATCGGCCATTCGAGAAGAACTTTTGTCGCGCAATGATAATTTGCCTAAATATGTGAAGATGATGAAGGAACACTCGTGCAAAATATTTGTGGGTAGTGCAATATCCCTGTATTTCTTAAGTAAATGGTTATACACTTTCAAGAAGATAATGACTCCCCAAGGTAACTTGAATCCTCAAACTATGGAATATATTGAAGAGAGAGATAATGAAGGCGATCCATGGGCAGAACATTTCATAACGCCCATACCCATGAGTACTGCTTCGAAAACCACCGATCATGATGACCTCGTTCGCATGTGTGGTGAAAACTTGGTATATGTTCAAAGTCCGTCATATTATGTGCGTGGTTTTATGATCGAAAGTAATTTTATGATCATACCTGCACACTTCGTGAAAAGACATTGGAACGAGGGATATGAGGATATTCCAGTGCATTGTTGGCGGAGGAATCCTAAAGTAGTAGGAGGAAACTTTCGAGAAACTTTGGGTTCAAAATATACGTATATCATACCAAACACGGACTTTGCAATATGTTGGACACCAAGTTCTGGTAGTATGGGAGACATGCGTCGTTTTCTACCTACAGGAATTCCGAGTGATTCTGAAGCGTCTTTTGTATTGAAAGGAAAGGATGCTACAATATCAGTGTCAAAAACGTATTTCAAGAGAGAATTAGGAGGCATTTGTCATACATCTATGAATAATATACCTGGTGGCTTCTATAAGTTACCTTTTGAAACTGCAGATGGGATGTGTATGTCTCCTCTGGTCTCCAAAGGAAGAGGTGCGGCCATAATAGGATTTCATTTATGTGGAGAGGGCACCGAAGGAGGTTGCGGGTATGTAACACAGGATGAAGTGGAGAGAGGTTTACAGTATCTGGAGGATGTGCCAGGAGTAGTTCGCACATGTAATAAGGGAACTTTACCAACACACCAGTTTGGAAAACGCTTAATTGAAAGCACCGAAGTTCATTATAAAAGTGCCACTCGTTTTGTGACTCCTGGTTGTTCATTGGAAGTATTTGGAACTACAAGTGGCAAATCTACTCCCCATTCCTCTGTTGAACCTACCATAATTTCTAAAATTGTGGAAGATGAAACAGGTGTTCCCCAACAATGGGGACCCCCGAAATTGAAGGGGGAGGGAGTGTATCCTTTCCAGGTAGCACTTGAGCAACTTGCTCACCCCTCCCAATCATTGGGGAGTATTGTTGTTCGCGCTGTGAAATGTTATCGACTGCAGTTTATTAAGATTTATCAGAAACTGCCGAAATTATTTACCGATTGCAAACCATTGACAAGAGTGCAAACTGTTTCT